GTTGGGACTACTGTTCCGGCATAAATGCCCACGAAGAGAAGTTCGCTTTCAAGAGATTTACTTGGGGAACTCCTAAATTGCACGGTTCACTAGAGAAAATAGTGTTGTCTGATCTAGTTAATCTCATCATATCTGGTGTCGATTTGCAAGCTATAATGGTACGACATCCTTACGCGTATTGTGTACACCGCGACAGATTGAAAAAGTTTGAAGAGGATTGGAATAATCGACTCCGTCTTTAAAACAATCAAGAAAAAACCCAGTTACCAGGTGGATTTTTTTGGGTTCACACAGGGGGGCAGAATACGGATATTACTTCTGCCCCCCTGTCACCTGTCACATTATCAGAGCAGCGCGTTGAAAAACGATGTTACAGAATGACAGGCTGTCACGGGTGTATGGTAGGATACCTTCATATAACTACCATTATCAGCCCCCCCTATGGCTCGCAGACGTGGCAGTAAAACTTCAAGCAGGAAAGGATTAGAATTAACTCAGAGATATTTATATTATGAGTTGACAAATGGTACAACTGGTGCTTCTTCTAGGGATAGTCATTACATTGATCTAGCCGCTGGACTTTCTGCTCTAAATCGCCGATTGTATAGACAAGGTCGTCAATATCATATTGCTAATATTACAGTTATTGATACATCTGGTGATTCTAAAGTTAGGTTTGCAACACTTCCTCAAGTGTGGACTACCTCTAAAGCACACAAACTAATGTTTGATGCTTGGAAAGACCAAAGGGCTCGTGCTTTAGAAAACGCTCCTAGTAATGTTACAGGACGTTGGGCTGATTTTAAGGTGTATATGTCTAATCAGCATAGAACTGAAGCTTTGATTCTTCCTACTAATTCTGATAATACTGTTATTCCACCTGGTGAATGGGAATATTCCGAAGTTTCTTACATGTTATCCTCTGGTGTTGAGATGGATAACCAAAAATTATGGATGCTAGGAGTGACTGATTTTACTTCGGCCGCTACTGATCAAGGTGTTGGCCTTTGTCATGAACTGCAAAATATGTTGCAAATTCCTCCTGAGGCTCCTATATTGCCCGCTATTCATAAGTCGGTCATTATGCAAATGAATCCGGCTACCGGTGATGATAATACTGAAGTTCTTCAGAACATAATGGATGATAATGATTTAGCACCATATGATGGCACTGTTGTTATTGGTGCTGACAGTACTGCTCTAGATACTGATTCTTTTGTTACAAGAGAAGTTGGATGGTCTAACAAAGGGACTGCTAGTTTACCTGTAATGGGATTCCCTGTTCCTCTAGGTCTCCTAGAAGTTAGACAAGATGATACAGAAGGCAACGTAATCGGTGTCCTTATTGAAATGGTTCCCGGCTCCTACAAAGGAGTTCATGCAGAGGCATTTTAATGGCTATGCATCGGACATCTTCCGGGCAATGGATGTATAAAACCAAGCGTGGTTCTTATTACGCTATGGATCACTATAAGGTGAGACATGGTAAAAAATTTAGAACTAAAAAAGGTAAATGGGGTTGCTATGTTTACATTGGTAATGAAAGAGTACATTTTCTTCAAACCCCAAAAAAGATCGTAAATAGAAGGCGATATTAATGATTCGAATTCCTTCCGGATTTTGGCAAGTATTTGATTATGGTGTTAATCATACAAATACTAAGATCGCTCAGCAACGTTCTTTCCAACATGTAGACATTCATCGTTGGACTCAGACACTTTACCCTTATACATTAGAGGTGAAGTTCTATCCCTGATATTCCTGAAAAAGAAGGATGGTCTACTGACCAACTCTGCAAAGTGTGCATCTTACTCCTTCTTGGACTCGAACTTAACAGCAGCGTGGTTCCACTGATGTTATGATCTCCCACCGGAACCATACCCGGGAGAGTATGAAAAATGAGACAAACTAAACTTTTTGATTTTGATAAAGAAAATAAATATTGGGACTGCTTCAGTTGTAAACAATATAAGATAACACCAGATGATTTTTCAACTGGTACTATATGTACGATTTGTAGCTTAAAGGAGATCGGCATATGCAATTAAGAAGATGTTTCCTAACAATACACTTTGGTCACCTAGACCCTGATGTCTATCCTGATTTACCTAATTGTGAAGAAGGGTGGTTAATGATATTTGATAAAATGTGCCAACGTCTATCCCCTAAACTGGGTTATGAGGCGGGCGCAATGGCCTTGGAGATGGGTGAAAAACTTGGGAGAATCCATATCCAAGGATACTTGGAACATAAACCTAAGAGACTCAAGACCATCGCTAGCGCACTTGGATGTATGACAAGTTGTATTGAGATCGTAAAAGATGCAAAGGGAAGTTGGGACTACTGTTCCGGCATAAATGCCCACGAAGAGAAGTT